GATACCATTTATTGATAATGGATTTGAAGCAGTCCAATTGAATCAGACAAATAAATTAAATTCTGTTAGAATGGTTGCATCAAAAGTTAATGAAACTGCTAGATTATCATCTCTCCCAAGAAATAAATCTTTAACAACAGCAATTAGATTAACAACCAAAGATAGCAATTTGTCTCCTATCATCTTCACAGAAGAATCTACAACAGAATTCAGATTAGATAGATTAAACAGACCAGTAACAAATTATGTTACTGACAATCGCTCAAATTCATTCAATTTTGACCCCCATTCGGCGGTTTATGTTTCAAATACTGTCAATCTCACTCAACCAGCAACGTCTCTCAAGGTAATACTTGCAGCATATAGACATGAAAGTGCTGATATTAGAGTTCTTTACAATTTAATCAGAGAGGATTCTAGCGAAGTGGAACAAGAGTTTGAATTATTCCCAGGTTATGATAATTTAACTTTAACTGCAGATGGACTCCAAGTTGTCAATCCAGCAAATAATAGTGGAAGACCAGACACATTTATTCCAGCAAGTTTGGATGACCAATATCTAGAGTATGAATTTACTGCAAATAATTTAGACTTATTTACTGGATATTCAATCAAGATTGTAATGTCTGGAACTAACCAAGCATATGCTCCAAGAATCAAAGACCTTAGAACTATTTCACTGATATGATTAGAGTAGAAGGGCACAAAAGTCTTTATAGAGATGAAATAAGTGGTGCCATAATAAATTGTGACACCACTGCTTATAATAACTATGTGAATTCTATCAAACAAAGAGAGATTCAAAAGAGTGAATTGGACCAAATGAAAAGTGATATTGATGAGATTAAATCTTTACTTAAACAATTTTTGGAGAAAAAATGACGTATAGGTATTTGTCGTAATATAAATACCTTTAGAAAACGCATATGCTCATCTGAATAATGGCTGTATTTGTATCCAATATAGTAATCGAGCAAGGTTTTGATTTTGAGACTACTTTTGAGTTGGAAGATACTACTTCTGGTGATTATTTGGATTTGACAGGATATAGTGTTGAAGCACAACTTAGAAAAACCTACACAAGTTCCACTTCAGTATCCTTTGGTTCAACCGTTGTATTACCTGCAAATAGCGGGAAAGTTAAAATTTCTTTAGCTTCTACAGAAACCTCTTCATTGAAACCTGGAAGATATGTTTATGATATAAAATTGACCACCGTTTCTGGGACGTTGACAAAAGCTGTAGAAGGTGCCGCACTTATAAGAGCGGGAGTAACTAGGTAATGGCAATACGCGCACTTACGGTCAACCAATCTCCTATTAAGGCTAGGGTTGGACCACAAAATGCAACTAGAATATTAACTAACGCTACATCACCACCAACAAAATTAATCAATTTAGATGATGTTGATAATACATTTCAATCTGATGGATTAATACTTGTATGGGATCTGCCATCAAGGCAGTTTTTAATGACAAGTGTTATTGATTCTGCATCAACAACTATAGAAGGAATTGCGTATTTTACAAACACTGAAAATTCTTTCGACTCTACAAGTGGAGCATTAATTGTCAGTGGTGGCGTAGGAATTTCTAAAGACCTGAACGTTGGTTTGGGTTTGACAGTAACTGGAGTATCTGTATTCAAATCTAGTGTAGATATCGAAGGTGCTGTAGAAATATTAAATAATTTATCAGTACTTGGCGTTACTACTTTTACAAATGAAGTAAATATTGTTAATGATGCCAATATAACAGGCACTTTAGCCGTCAATGGTTTAATTTCTACCACCGATGGTTTATATTATGAGACTGCAGACGTAAATGATCCAAATGGTATTGCATATTTTGATACCACTGGAAAATTAATAACTTCACCAAATACTAGTGCTGCTACTAATACAAGTAACTATATATTAACAACAGATCCATCAGATCTACCAATTTGGACTACAACAATTGATGGAGGAGAATTCTAATGTCCAAACCAAGCACAAGACAAGAATTGGTTGATTATTGTCTCCGTAGACTAGGAGCTCCTGTACTAGAAATCAATGTTGATGATGAACAAATTGATGATTTGGTAGATGACGCCCTCCAATATTTTAATGAGCGCCACTACGATGGTGTTGAAAAGATGTATTTGAAGTATCAAATAACGTCCGATGATGTTTCTAGGGGAAAGGCAAAAGGAACTGATGGAGTGGGAATTGTAACCACAACTGCAACATCAACAGGTATTGCTGCAACTACCTTCAATTTTTACGAAACATCCAATTTTATACAAGTTCCAGATTCCGTAATAGGCATAGAAAAAATATTTAAGTTTGACACCAGTTCGATTTCTGGTGGTATGTTTAGTATTAAATATCAATTATTCCTAAATGACTTATATTATTTCAATTCAGTAGATCTTCTACAGTATTCTATGGTTAAATCTTACCTTGAAGATATTGATTTCCTATTAACAACTGATAAGCAGATAAGATATAATAAGAGACAAGATAGATTATATTTGGATATAGATTGGGGAGCACAAACTGCAGGGGAGTTTATAGTAATTGAATGCTATAGAGCTTTAGATCCTGCATCATTTGCAAAAATTTATAATGATAGTTTTCTTAAAAAATATTTAACATCTTTAATTAAGAGACAGTGGGGTCAAAACCTCATTAAATTTAATGGTGTAAAACTGCCAGGTGGAATAGAATTGAATGGTAGGCAACTTTATGAAGATGCTGAAAGAGAACTTGATGATATTAAGCAAAGAATGACCATGGAATATGAACTTCCACCTTTAGATTTTATTGGATAATCATGACACTCAATCCCTTTTTTCTCCAAGGTTCCGCTAGAGAGCAATTTTTAATACAAGATTTAATTAATGAACAATTGAAAATCTATGGTATTGATGTATATTATCTTCCCAGAAAATTTTTAAAGACTGATGATATTTTAAGAGAAGTTCAATCTTCCAAGTTTGACGATAACTTTATTATTGAAGCGTATTTGGATAATTATGAAGGATATGCTCCAGGTTCAGATTTGATGACAAAGTTTGGATTGAGACTTAAAAATGAAATTAATTTAGTAATATCACAAGAAAGATTCCAAGAATTTATATCTCCATTCTTATATGGAATACAGAAAGGAATTGATAATAATACAATTACAGATTATGATATAAATTTACCTTCTAGACCAAGAGAAGGTGATTTGATATACTTCCCATTGGGACAAAGACTGTTTGAAATTAAAAGAGTTGAATCTGAAAAACCTTTTTATCAATTAGGAAAAACTTATGTTTATGAATTGTTATGTGAACTTTATGAATATGAAAATGAAGATATTGATACCTCTATTTCAGAAATTGATGGTACAGTTCAAGATGAAGGATATATAACGACATTAAGTTTGGAAGGTCTTGGAGTTACTGCCACTGCAACGGCAACTCTTGCTGGTGATGGAATGATTGGAAGAATTGTTTTAGTTGATGATGGATATAACTATACATCAACTCCAACTGTAACAATATCACCTTCACCAACAAATAATCCAGCAAATGATGCAACAGCGGTAGCAATAACTACGGCCGTAGGTGGTGTTAGATCTGTAGAATCTATAAGAATAACTAATGCTGGTTTTGGATACGATCCATCAAACCCACCAACAGTAACTATAACTGGAGGAAGTGGTACTGGGGCAGCTGCCACTGCAGTTGTTGTAAGTGATGGCGTAAGAACATTGTCAATATCTACAGCAGGAAGTGGTTATTATATTGAACCTATTGTATCTATTGATCCTCCATTGGGAGGAGGAGCGGAGGCATCTGCAGTTGTTGGGGTTGCAGGAACTGTAGAAAGTCTTTCTGTAACATATGGTGGAGAATTCTATTCAACAACTTCGCCACCTTCGGTAACAATATCAGATCCACCAACATCAGCACAAATAAAATTTGGCAACAATTCTTTGTATCATGACTCCCTCACTGATGTAACAACTATTGGTACATTTACATCAACAGCATCTTTAGGTGCATCTCAAGGTATTTCTATTAGATTCTGGATTTATCCAATATCTCAACCTCTTGTAGGAACAAATTATTCTATCCTCCATACTCCCGATTTTAAAATTCATATGAATGCCACATCATATGAATTAAATTACAATTTTTCATCTTTTAGTGGTGTTACTAGTGATGGAGAAGTATTGATTCCAGATCAATGGAACTATGTCCAACTAGATTGTTTGGATACCTCAGTAAGATTTAGTGTTAACGACGTGTCCGGAGGAATATTTATTGCCGGATCTGGAGATTTATTTACATCGGGACAAAGTATTAAAGTTGGTGATGCTCAACCTGCTGATTCTGTAGCAGATTTTGCAGATAGAAGTTTTATAGGATATATTGACGATATTAGTATAGAAACAATCACATCATTCCCAACAAATATTTCTTCCCCTACCACATCAAGATCAGGAAATTTCTTTACAAATACATTAGACTCATCAACTGCAACTGCAACAGCCAATGTTGGATCTTCAGGAACTGTATCTTCATTGACCATTACAAGTGGTGGATCAGGATATTTTGGAGGTGTAACTGCAACAGTAAGCATTGCAAATACTGTTGGAAATAAAGACTATGACAATTTTGGAATTAAAGGTGCAACTGCAAGAGCAATACTTGCGGGTGATGGTTCAATA